CGTCCCGGAACGCACGAAAGTCCCCGTACGGCGCGATGCCGTACGGGGGCTTATCACTTGGCGGCGTTCTGCCAGAGGGACAGGGCGAGGCCGACAACGGCGATCAGGGCGGCCACGGATGGCAAGGGCCACCGGGAGCGTTCGAGGTTGTCGAGTCGCTGGTCGTGGTCGGCGAGTTGCCGGTCGGTTTGGTCGCCGCGCTGTACGAGCAGGGCGAGCGCTCCGTCGACGCGGGCGAACCCTTCGGCCATGGTGCCGCGAAGCTTTTCCAGCTCGACGGCGACGGACTCGGTCGGGGGTGGCTGGGTCACGCGCTACCGCCGTTGTCGTCGACCAGGCCGAGGCCGACGCGGTCGAGCAGCTGCTCGACGCTCGGCAGGGCCATGACGCGGGCGAGGCCGCCGGCGACGGCGAGGCCGCCGGCAACCCACGGCAGGGACTCGGGGATGCCGGACGCGCTGACGATGGCGGGGAGGGCAACGGCGAACATGACGACGCCCTGAAGGACGGTACGAACGGCGCGCTTGGTGGCGGGGCTCACGGGGGACTCCTCATTTCGGAAGTTCGGATACGACAGGGCCCGCCGCGGTGGCGCGGTCGGGCGCGGTGCCTACTTGGCGTAGGCGAGGCGGTGCAGGGCGGCCCACCCCTTCGGGCCGATGGCGGGGTCGTGAGACGTGTCGGCGGCGCGGTAGGTCGGGTGGGCGTTGTGGAACTTGGCGACGGCGGACTGAGTGGCGGGCCCGTAGCTGTCCGCCTCGGCGACCGACTTCGCCAGGAATCCGGCGGCCTTGAGCGCGCGCTGTAGCGGCTTGGCCGAGGGCGTCGCCTTGTTCGGGGCGAGGCCGGTCGGGAACTTGGGCGGGGTGTAAGCGGCCGGCTTGCCCGGTGTGGTGGCGCCGGTGAGTAGCTTCGCCCGGCGGACGATCTCGGGCAGCTGCGCGACGATCCGCGAGCCCGGGCACGAGGGGTGATTGCCCCACGCCTTCCCGCCCATCCCGTGATAGCCGAGGCCGCGCCCGTTGGGGCCGTCCGCGACCTGGAGCGGCACGCCGTGCGTCTTATGGGCCCACGCGAGCACCTGCGCGTTGCGGTCGAGCTGGTCGTCGGTGAGGGTGTCGCCGCCCTTGCCCTCGTTCTCGACGGACAGCCACGATGTGTTGCCCGCGGCCTGGGCCCATGCGCGGTCGGCGGTGTCGACCCACTGATACAGGGCGCCACCCTTGCCGGTGCCGAAGTGACTCGACGCCTGCGCCTGGGAGTTGCGAAACCATGCGTCAGTGCCGGCGAGGGTGCCGGCCATGATGTGCACGACGACGCCGCGCACCTGCGTCTGTCCGTTGTTCGTGAAGTTGATCGGGATGGGGCGCCACTGGGCGCCGGGCATATGTGCCACGGGGAGTCTCCAGACATGAAAAAACGCCCGGCGCGGTGCGCGGGGCGGACGAAGAGGGAGGAGGGATCAGGCGAGGTCGGTCGCGAGTGTCTGCGGCGAGGTCGATCCGTCCGCGAGGGCGCCGCCGGTGAACTGCGCGCCGCGGAAGTCGTTTCCGTAGCGGGCAATGTTGGTGCACGTGTTCGTGATGCTCAGTGCGTTGATCGCCTCATTGCCGGACCCGTTGGGGCGGACCTTGTTGCCGGACAGCGAAATGGACGATGCCGCGGTACTGATCCTGATGCCGTAGTGGGTGGCGTTCGCGCTGGTCCCGGGGCTCTTGATGTAGCAGTCCCGTACCTGTAGGTCGTTGCCGTCCTGGATCAGGATGCCGTTCGCGCCCGGGTACATGACTTGGTTGCCGACCATGGACAGGTGCGCGCAGGTGACGGCGGTGAGCCCGTGGGTACCGGGGGTGTAGACGTGATTGCCGGTCACGGTGCCGTTGTGGCAGGTTTCCATGGAAACGGCGGTGCCGTCCACGCTGCTGATGGTGTTGCCGGAGACGGTGAATCGCTGCACTTCCTGCAAGCGGATGCCGTTCTCTCCGCCGGAGGTCGTATCGATCGTGTTGCCGGCAATCGCAAGGTTGAGGATCTTGCCGGAGACTTCGCCGAGGGCGACGATCGGCTCGTCGTAGCTGCCCCCGCCGCGGAACGTGCAGCCGGTCACGGCGAGGTTCCGCATGGACTGTGAGGCGCCTGTTTGGATGCCGTCCGGTGTTTTGGTGTCCTCCGTATCCGAGAGGATCACGGTGCGGAAGCGCACCCCGGAGCCGCAGTTGGCGAACGTGCAGCCGGTAATGGCGGCGTCTTCCCAGTTGTAGGCGGATACGGCGTACTGCGGCAGCCCCTCGAACGTGCACGCGTTGACGCGTATGCGGCGGTGGTACTTGGTGATCGTCGCTGAGTGCGAGCCGATGCCGCGCGGCCATGCGGTCGTGCCGGCCGTGCCGCTTGCCCCGAAGTAACAGCCGGAGATCAGCACGTCCTCGACCGGTGAATGATCATAGGGACCGAAGCCACCGAAGACTCCCGAGGATTTCGCGAGGTCCAGCTGTACGGCTTCACTGAAGTTGCGGGTCCCGTCGGGGTCGACGTAGCCCAGGAAGCGGCAGTTCTCCACGATGCCGCGCTTGGTGCTGTTGAGTTCGATGGCGTGAAAGCCGCTCACGTCGCGGATTTCGAGATCCCGGATCGTGACGTTCTGGGCGTGCCCAATGCTGATGCACATAGCCGAGGCTGTGAGACCGGGCGCGGTGCCCTGCATGTCCCACACGCCGCCCTCGATGATCAGGTTGCCGTGTCCGCTGTAGCCGCCGAGGCTCTGCCCGATGTCTCCATTGATGAGCATGGTCTCGGCCGCGCCGCGGACGAACCGGGCGCCGGGCAGCAGGGTCAAGCGGGTGTTGCGGTAGCCGCGCAGCGGGAGCGAGGCGAGCAGGTACGTTCCGGGCGGGACGACGACCCATCCCCCGCCGCGGTTCTTCGCCGCGGTGAGCGCGGCCTGAATGGCGGGGGCGTCGTCTGCGCGACCGTTGCCGAGGGCGCCGTATGCGGTGACGGTCAATGACTCGGCGAGGCGTTCGAGCATGTACTGAAGGCGGCCGGACGTGATGGCCATGCCGGGTAGCCACGTACTAACGGGGGTGGACAGGGGAACCTCCTACAGGGCGGCGAGGGCGGGGCGGGCAACCTGGACGGCGGTGCCTGCGGGGTGCGCGAGGGCGAGGCCGGCGGTGCCGCGGATGACGGTGAAGGTGTGGCGGCCGATGGGGCGCAGACGGATTCCCCACGCGTACCAAGGGGCGGTAGCCGGCGGGGTTCCGGTGTGGCGAGCGCGTACGGATGCGGCGGCGGCGCCGGCCGGCGCGGTGAAGGTCCCTTCGAGGCGCACCCACGTTGCGGCGGGCACGCTGCTCGACGGGCCGAGGGCCGTCGTCATGTAGGCGCCGGATGCGTCGATCCAGTCGACGCAAACGCCCAACTGATGCCCGCCGGCCGGGGAATACACCCAAGCCACGGCCGTAAAGGACGTGCCCGGGGTCACGGTGCCCGGGACCGAAACGCCGTTGACGCTTCCGCTCGGCGATGTGCCGTCCGGGGTCACTCGCAACGAAGCGACCGCGCCCCGCGCGGCGTGCACCACATCAGTTACGCGGGCGATGCTGGCGAGGTAGCCAAACCAGCCGTCGGCGTCGACCAGCACCTCGGGGTTGGCGTTGATCGTGGTCGGCTGGGCCGCGGTGGCGAGCACTTCCTCGCCGCCGATGCTCAGCGCGATAGGGAATGCGTCCGGCATCTCGTCATCGAGCGTCGGGCGCAGTGTCACGCGTGTGGCGGTCAGGACATCGGTGGGTGGTGGGTAGTTGGCGACGGTCGCGGCGATGTTCGCGGACGCGGCGCCGGCTGGCGCCGTGAACGTCCGCTCGAACCACTCCCACGTGTCGGCCTCGACGCGCTGACTGTTCGCACCCGTGGCGAGGTAGGCGCCTGAAGCGGTGAACCAATTCGCGTTGAGGTCGACGTTCCTTGTCGTGGCGCAACGCATACACCCGGAAAGGGTGTAGCGACGTCCCGCGGTGACGGGCAGCAGATCGCTTCCGGCGTTGGGGTACTGCTCGGTGCCGTTCGGGGTGAACTGCACGGCCCAAGGGCCGATGGCCGCGCCCTGGTCAGGGGTGGGAACGCGGTCTACGGTCCCGCCGAAACCGGCCCACCCGTCGAGGCCGTCGGCCATGTCGGGGTTGAGGTTGAGCGGCACGGCGGCGACCGGCCACAGTGGGCCCGCAGTCACCTGTACGTCCAGCTGCGTTGCGGTCGCGTCGACCGCGCCGGCAAGTTCGCTGCCATCCGATCCGGCGATGGCGTACTCGGGGTCGTCGGCGACGGCCACCAGATAGGGGCCTCCGGGGCGGCAGTACAGAGTGACCTCCCATGTGAAGTCGCCGAGGACTTCGCGGTATCCGGTGAGCTGCAACTCGGCGATGCCGGGCGGCAGATGGTCGGGCAGGTTGGCCAGAGTGATGCGGTCGCCCACGCGCAGGGCCCCGACCTGTGCGATCAGGTCCGGCCGCTGGTGCAGGGCGATGGTGATTTCGGGGTAGCGCGGCTCGTCCCACGTGCCCAGGTGAAGCCGCCACCAGGCTTGAGGCGCGATCTGGTCGTCGCTGTGGAGGGACAGGGTGAGCGCGTCCGTGTAGCGGCCGACCCCGTTCGGTGGGGGGAGGACCGACAGCGGGCCGGATTCGAGCACGGCGCGCGCCGAGGAACCGCCCGCGCGTGTGATGGTGCGGTCGTTGCTCAGGGTCTGGTCGTCGTCGACCGGTGTCGGGGTGGCGATCCCGCCGGCCGCGCAGTCGAGGACCAGGGCGGGGGGTTGGGCGTAGAGGGCGGAGCGAGTGCGGTAGGCGAGGCCGACCGCGTCGCGCGACTCGTGCAACAGGCCGCCGTCGGCGTCCGCGGCTTCCTGGACGAGATCGAGCAGGGCCGCGGGGGTCTGCGCCCCTACCCTCTCGCTCGGGGTGGTCTGCACGGCGGTGATCGAGACGGGTATCTGTTCCTCGGCGCCGAGGCGGCTTATGCGGGTCGCCGCGGTCTCGCCGGCCCACCCGATCATGGCCGTTCCGGTGGCGCCGTAGGCCGAGGTCGCGGAGGCGAGCGCGATGTGTCCGAGCGCGGCCTCGCCCGCCCCGCCGGCGCTACTGCCCGCCCCGATGTGGGTGATGCGGCCGACGGTCCGACCGGCCACGGTGCCGGACCAACCTTGCACGGAGCCACCGCCGGAGTAGGTGTACGTCGCGGTGTCAATGACGTACAGGCGCCAAGCGACGTCGGCACCGGTCTGCACCAGGTCGAGACCTGCACTGACGCGCTTGCCCAGGACGTTGAACGCCAGGAAAGCGGTGGTCAGTTGGGTGCCGTTGGCGGCGTAGGCCCGTAGCCGTAGGTTGCCCTCGGGGGTGAGGCCGACCGTCCAGCGGGCGGCGCTCCCGGTACCCGTGAGCGACCACAGCACGACCTCGGCCTCGGGCGCCTGCTCGCCGGCGGCGAGGAAGAGACGCAGCGCGCTTTGGCCCGTCGTGGCGTACGCAGGAACGGCACCGGTGAGGGCGCCGTCGCCGAGGGTGGGCAGCACGTCGGAGGCCGCATACGCGCTGTACGCACCGGGTTTGATGCCGGCGGTGGTGATGCGCATCGGGGCGGCGCCGGGCAGCGCGGAGGCGAACTCGGTTGCAGCCGAGCCGTCTTCGAGCGGCCAGTACGCGACGATGCTCGTGCGCGAGGGGTGGGCGAACTCGCGCCGCACGGCGGACTGAAGCGGCGAGGTGCCCTGTTTGAGGCGGCGCAGGATGCCCGACGCGGTGATCGTGGTGGTGGCGTAGAAGGGGGACGCCGACGATGTAGGCCACTCCGACACCTCGCCGACGAACCGCACAAGAGCCGTGCCGAGGGGGACTACGGTCACGCGTAGCGGCGTGTTCCTGCCGATCAACCCGAACAGGTCTGAGCGCGGGTTGCGCGGTGAGTAGCGGCCCGCGGTGTTGCGCAGGATCAGCCGCACGGTCCCGGCGTCCGCTTGCGCGGCCTCGGGCAGGATGCCGGTGATGATCTCGATGGACTGCGCGGTGAGCACGTCGCCGCTGATGTCCAGCCATACGCCGCCTGCCTGAATCTCCACGCGGATTCCGAGCGGCGAGTCGGGGAACGCCACAGGAAACCCTCCTTCCTGTGGTGCGAAATGCGATCTAGAACCCGCCGCCGGAAACGCGCATGACCTTGCGCATGAACGTCTTGAATTCGGACTCCGCGCCGGCGAATTCGAAGGTGACCGAGGCACCGCCACTCGCGCCGGCACCAACTGCCGTACGGGACTGCGCGGCCATGGCGGCGGCCGTGGCCTGCCCGGGGCTGGGGATGGTCACGAGGTTGCGCATGGTGCGATCGACCGCGCCGACCCCGGATTCGATGCCGTCGACGACGCCGGCGGGAATCCAGCGGCCCACCTCGCGGGCCAGAACCTTGGACGGGCTTGCGATGCCGAGCGCTTTCGCGATGGGCCCGGGGATCATGTCCCGCGCCCAGTTGATCAGCTTGCTTCTGATCCAGCCGCCCATGGCTTTGATGCCGTTCCACAGGCCGCGGACGACGTCGCGCCCCTTGCTCGTGAGGAGCGAACCGAGGCTGCCGATGCTGCTCGCGATACGGCGCGGGAGCCCGCGCACCCAGGCCAGAAAGTCAGTGACCTTCTGGCTTGCGGCCGAGCGGAACGCCTGAAATCCGATGGCTGCGGACTGCCGCAGACTGCCCGGAAGACCGGACAGAACAGCAGCGGCACGGCCGGGCAACCCGCCGAGCCACGCCGTCAGTTCGGTGACCTTGCCAACCGCGGCATCCTTGGCGGCGCCGAACCAGCCGCTGAACCTCCCAGGAAGACCGGCGAACCAGCCCAGCGCCGCACCGATCGCGGACACCGCGCTACTGGTGGCGGAGGTGATGAAGCCCCACGCGGCCGACCAGGCGGTTTGAAACCAGTCCGTCTTAGTGGCGATCAACACCACGGCGGCGACCAGCGCCACAATGGCGGCGATGATCCAAAACACGGGGCTCGCGAACATCGACGCGTTCAATGACCATTGGGTCGCCGTCCAGATCCGGTTACGAGCAGCCACCACGGTCTGAGCGATCGCCCATGCCTTGGTGGCCACGGTGACCGCGCCGATCACGACGGCGAGCGCGGTGAGCACCGGGGTAGGGGTGGCGCTGACGATCTGCGCGAGCCACAGGACGATTTGGGTCGTGACACCGATCAGCGGTGACAGGGCGACCAGCAGGTCAAGGGCCGCACCGGCGAGGCCGCTTAGGGTGTCGCCGCCCGTGGCGGCCAGGTCGAGGAAGGTTGCGAAGCCTTCGGAGTCGCCCAGATGCGTGCCCCAGTCGGCGAACGCGGCGGACATCTCCACCAATCCGCCAGTCACGCCGGCGGAGGCGGGCAGGAAGGCGCTCAGCAGGCCGGCGAACCCAACGGCGAAGTTCTTGACTACTTCGAGGATGTCGCGCAGCGCGGGCCCGGCGACCGCGCTCGTCTCGCTCGCCCACTCTTTGAACCGCGCCGACTTGACGCCGACTGAGACGTCGGTGAGGAAGTCGGAGAACGCTCCCGCGGCAGCCTGAACGAACGGCGTCAAGGTGGGCAGCAGGTCGCGCAGCACCTGAATGCCCTTGGTGACAACGGGCATCGTCGACGTGCTGAGGCTGTCCGACCATGCGCTGTAATCCGACTTCAGGCCGACGAACGCGGTCGCCGCCGCGCGGGTTGCCGGCGGCAACTGGGCGAGCGCGTCGGTGTACGCCTTCTGTTTCGCCGCCGCGTCCTCGGAACCCGCCGCGGCGGCCTTCTGCGCCTCCTCGGCGAGGGTGGCGACCTCCTTGACGGCCTCCATTTGAGGGCCGGCGGCGAGGCTGAATGCCTTGACGGCGATACCGGCGGCGACCGCGCCGGCGGCCAGTCCGGCAAACCCGACGGTTGCCGCGGCCAGGATCGGCGCCGCGGCGCCGATGCGGCCAAGGTGGGTGACGACGCTTGTCGCACCCTTGCCGACGCCGTCGCCCAGGGCCGAGCCCATGAGCGAGGACTCGGTGACGAACCGGCCGCTGAGGTCGCGGAGCCGACCGTCCGCATCCCGGGTGAGTCCAACGAGGGCGGCCTCGGTTCGCGCAACTCCGGCTTGCGCGCCGGAGTCGTCGAGGTCGATATAGCCGGTGAGCTCGCCAACCGTCAGCGCCACGGCGCCCACCTCCGATCGTGCTAGGTGGTGGGCGCGGACTGCCTATCGCAACAGGCCGCTACCGCTGTTCAGTTGGGGGTGGTGCAAGGTGCCGAGAGAGCCGGGAATCGGCCGAGACCAGGCCGTAGATACGGACTAGCAGCCACCGCCACGACCGGGAGCGCATGAGCGCCCGGTCGCCGACGTCCAGCCCGTACACGTCGTGTAGATCGGCCTCGACGAGAGGCCACTCGGTGAGGATCTGCGCGAGGGTTACCCGCGGCCCCCGCCCTTTCGCCGGGCGGGGCGTGCCCGGTGGGTACTCGTACCACTCGAAGAGCCCGGATTGCGGGTCGAATTCGCCGCACCCGATCGGGCCCGCCGATCCGCCCGGTTCACCGGGGCCGGCGCTTTTCCCCCGCCGCTCCACAGCGTCTCTGCGGCCTCGCGGTCGTACATGATCCACGCGAGGGCCGTGCGGGCAACGTGCTTGAGAGTGGGCCAGTTGACGCCGTCGGCGAGCAGCTGGTCGTATGCGTCGCCGAGGACCGCGCGGAACAGGTCCAACTCGGCGGCGTCGTCCAATACTTCGCGGTCGGGCTGTCCGCCCTCGGCGGCCACCGCGGCGGCCTGCATGACGGCCTGCACCCGCAGACCGGTTTCCGCGGACGGAGCCTCGATGCGGTAGGTGCGTCCGCCTACGGGGAGCGTGAGCGAGTCGTCGAGGTAGTCGGAAAGGGCTTCGAACGCCATCAGGCACCTGCCAGCGGGTTGGTGATCTCTTCCAGCTCGCCGGAGCCGGTGAGGGTGAGGTTGATCGATTCGAGGTCCTCGTCGTTGGAGCCGTCGGGCTCCCACTTCACCGTGGCCATGCCCTCGTGTGCGTCCGGGGCGCCGTTGCGGTCGAAGTAGCGCAGGTGCACCAGCGCGGCCGAACCGAACGACTTCGCCGTCTTCTTCAGCTTCTCGTGCACCGGGTTGAAGACCTTCGCGGCCGGGTCGTACTTGTGCAAGAGCTTCGCCTCGACGGACCAGGCGAGGGCGGTGACGGTGTTCTTCTTCCAGCCCTTCGCCTCATAGTCGCTGTCGTCCTGCGTGGTCGGGTCGACCTTCGGCGTGAACTCCTGAACGCCAGGGCACAGCGTCCATGCCGGGGTCGCTTCGGTGCCGGTATTGATCTCCATCCGGTACCGGCGGGCGAGGGCTGTCTCATCAGCCACGGGCGGGGCCTCCTACGGTTCGAGGTTGGGGTGCGCCTGCAAGGCGCCGATGCGGTAATTGCTGGTGCGCTCGTGCCGTCCCTGGCCATCAGGACCGAGCACGGCGGCGGAGATACGGCGGATGAACTGCACGCGGACGCTGCCGAAGGTGTGTCGGCCGGAGGCGTGCAGAACCGTGTGCGCGGCGTCGTCGAGGTCGGCGACCTCCCGCGGGTCGGGGCCGGCGCGCGTACGCACCTGCACCATGACCGTGCAGTCGGCGAGGTTCGGGGACTCCTCGGGCATGTAGGCGGTGAGCACGACGGCGCGGTCCGGCGACGGCGGTAGCGCGGTGTCGGTGATGGCGGTCTCGCCGGCGGCGTACACACCGTCGGGCCGGTAGGCGCCGACCCCGTTCGCGGCGAGCAGCTGGGCGAGGCCGTCGACCAGGTCGCCGGTGAAGCTCACCGGAGCGACCTCCGCAGCTGCGCGGCGATGATCGCGGCGACCTGCGCGGCCTCCTCGGTCATCGGCCCTTCGAGGTACTTCGCCGTGCGTCCGGCGTCGTGCTGGTAGTTCAATTCCTCGTGTTGGCGGACCGCGTACGGAGTGTCGAAAGCAACGGCGGCCTTGAGCGATGACTCGTCGACCGTGGCTGTGCCGGAGCGTTCGAGGGTGGCCTCTTCGATCGGCACCCGAGAACGGGACACCTGAAGCACGTGTTCAGAGCCGAGACGCAAGCCACGCACCGAGCCTTGACGGGTGCCGCGCAAGATCGCGGCGCCGTTGAAGCGCAAGCGGGTGCGCTGGGTCATTCGCACATCACCTCCGTGCACTGTGGGACCGGAAGACCCGGGGCGGTGTGGTGGGCGACGGACAGGGCGCGGGTGGTGCGCCTGTCGGGGAGGGTGAGGCGCGAGCCTGCCGGGCAGTTGAGATCGGGCGCGGCGATGACTTGGGCCGTACTGACGGTCTGGGTACCGGTGCGGTCCCGTACCTGTTTGATCTCCTCGGAGACCAGCGCGGGGACGTCCTCGACGGCGGGCCCGAAGCGTGGCCCGTACGCCGATTCGCCGAGGTAGGGCTCGACGCTCACGCGGTGCCGGAGCAGCCATGTGGGGACGTTCACCAGATCACCCCCGGGAGCAGGCCGGCGCGGGTGAGGGCGCGGTGTGCGCGGGGGGCGAGGTCGACGTCGCCGGCGGCGCCCGGAGCGTCCTTGCGCCCGGACAGGGCCACGGGGCCGATGCTCACGGAGTCCCATCGGCCGGTCGCGCCGGTGCCGTCGTCGCCGGTCGCCTGCTGGTACTCGATCTGAGCGCACACGGCGTCGGCGAGGGCGCCGGCGACGTCCGGATCGGTGGGCATGCCGGCGCTGTTCGTGACGTAGACGGCGGTGAGTAGGGCGTCGTCGATGTCTTCGGATGCGCGGGCGAGCAGGCGGTTGGCGTCCGTCGGGGCCGGCCGGCCGGTCCACGCCGTGAGTTGCTCGGGGGTGGCGTAGACGCGGCCGGCCACCGGATCACTCCCCCTTCGCGGTCTTGCTGGTACGCGAACGCCCCGCCGGCTTCGTGGCCTGCGGGGCGTCGTGGGCGGTGTCCGGATCATCCGACGGGGTGTCGGGCTCTCGGGGGTGGTAGCGGCGCAGCATCACGGGGCGCCCTCCTTCCTGATCAGCTGGCGGCGAGGGTGCCGACGCACACGCCGCGGTCGTTGAGGCGCTTCACGGCGTAGTGCAGGGTCGTGGTGACGACGTTCGAGCGGGCGAGGATGTCGCGGTCCGACTCGACCAGCGGGCGCCGCTTGTAGAGCAGGCCGAGCGCGCCCGTCTTCATGAGGAGGAACCTTCCGGCCGTGACGCGGTTCGTGATGAACACGGACACGCCGGCGATACGGCCGATGCTGCCGGTCGCCGCGGCGGACTCGCCGCCACCGAGCTTGGACGCGTCGACGAACTGCGGGTCGGCCATGGCCTCGCCGAGCTGCACGGAGTTGAGGTAGAGGCCGGCGAAGTCGGACGGCTCCCACTCGTCACCGAACCTGCCGATGGCGGGGACCATGGCGTCCAGCCACGTGAACTTGGTCTTCCCCGCGGCGGTGGTGAACCGGAACGGGTTGGCGCCGCCCTGGGCGGACTCGTCGGCCTGCGCCTGCGCGATGAGGTCGGCGTCGACCTTGCGGGCGGCGAGAGTACCGAACTGCCGGCGGGCCTCGGCCTCGGGGTCGCCGAGGCTGGTCAGGCGGGCCTTGTCGGTGATCTCGACGGCCTTGCCAACTTCCTTGATCGTGGCCGTGGCGTCGCTGGTCGACATGGCGGTCGGGATCATCGCCGTCGTCTCGGTCAGCTCGTCGAGCTCGCCGAGGGCGCCCCACTTGGGGAAGTGGATCGTGTCGCCGGGTGCGCCTTCAAGGGTGTTGTCCTCGATGACGGCGGCGGACCCACCGACGCGTACGGCGCCGGTGAACTGGGCCTGTGCCATGTCGCCCCAAACCTCGGGGACGATCATCGCGGCGGCGGTGGTCTGCGGCATTGATGCTGCTCACTCTCTCCGGCGCGGTCGCCGGGCGTTGGGCCCGGCGCGGTGCCGGGCCTGGTCAGGAACCGGCGAGGCGCCGGTAGGTGTCGGGGTCGCTCTGGTACAGGTCGGCGCGCTCGGCGTAGCCCATGGCGGCGAACTGGGCGGGGGTGACCTCGCCTCCGCCGGTGCCTCCGAAGTCGGCGCCGGCGCGGGCGGGCCCGGTCGGCGTTGCGGACAGGCGCGGATTGGCGGTGACGGCGGCCGTGATCGCGGCGGCGACGGCGGCGGCGTCGTTGGGGTCGACCGCGGTAAGCGCGGTCATGGCCGACTGGCTATCGAGCAGGGCGACGGGGTCGGCGCCGGCCGTCGACGCGGTGCGGTAGACGGCGGACTGAACGGCGGCCTGTCGGGCGGCGCTCTGACTGTCGTTCACGATGCGCTGCGCCCACTGCGGCAGGCGCGTGACGTCACCCTCGGCGGCCGGCGCCGGAGGTGCGGGCGGTGCGGCGGGGGCGGCAGGCTGCTGAGCACCCTGCGCGCGGGTGTCCGTGATGAGCTTCTGTGCCCACGCCGGCAGGCTCGCAACGTCCTGCGGTTCGCTGCCCTCGGTCGCGGCCGGTGCCGCGGGGACGGCCGGCGCGGGCGGGGCCGGGGGGCTCGGCGCGGTCGCCGGAGGTGCGGCGGGTGCGGCGGGGGTAGTCGGGGCCGCGGGGGCGGTCGGGGTCGGGGTGGACATGGGCCCTCCTGGAGCCGTAGTCGAGGCGGCGCGCGCCTGGCGCTCCGCGGGTCGGGGCATGCAAAAGGGGCCCGCTCCTGGCGGGCCCCTCGGGGTGGTGCTGTTGGTGGTGTGCGCTACTCGGCGCGGTCCGGTTGCGCGGACAGTGGGCGGGCCTTGGCGTAGCCGCGAATCCACGCGGTACGCAGCGTCGACGTGCCCGGGTACGGGCAGGTGGTCGGCGCGTCGCCGCGCTCACCTGCCTCGCGGCCGGCCGTGATCGCCTTGACGATGTCCTCGCGCGTGCCCACGCTGCCCCCTCTATCTCTTGTTTTGCTGGTCGGATTCGTTCTGGCGGGCGCCCTCGGCCCATCGCTGGCGCTGGCCGGTGGCCTGCTCGATGAACTCGGCCTGAGTGAGGCGGCCGTGTTCCTGCCACCACTCTTTCAGCTCGTCCGATGCGCGGGCATACGCGATGCGTGCGGGACCGGAAAACAGGCTGAGCGGGTAGTGTCCGGCGGCCTCGGCCTTCTTGTTGAGCAGGTAGCCGCGGCAGTCGTCTTCGGCCTTGAGGTACTGGCGGTAGACGTACTCGTCGTACAGCTCGCGGGCCTGTCGACGGGTGAGGCGCGGTCCCTCCTCGTGCTCCTCCTCGGCTTCGGCCGGCTGCGGGGTGTCGGCCTGGTCGTCGCCGGCCGCGGCGGCGAGCGCGAGGTCGTCGGCGTACTCGCCCCACCCTTCGGGGGCGGGGGCGGGTGCCATGGCCTCGGCGAGGGCGTTTCGGTCGGTGAGCAGGTCCTCGACCGTGTGGCCGGTGTCGGCCGGCTCGGGGAGGTCGACGGCGTCGCGGCGGTCCATCTCCGCGGCGATACGCAAGATTTCGTCGGTGCTGGCGTACTGCATGCACCATGCGAGTTCGTCGTCGCTGACCTGGGACAGGTCGCCGTGCAGGTTCCCGCTGGGGAACAGGCGGGCGAGCAGGTCGCGGCGGCGGGCCTCGGCGGCGAGGGCGTCGCGGTCGCCTGGTGCGCCGCGGTAGCGGGCGGCGAGCTGGTCGTCGGATAGGCCGATCAAGTCCCGTCGTACGTCGGGCAGTTGGCCGGCGCGGTCGCGGCGGTCCATCTCGGCCATGACGCGCAGTGCGTCGGCGTCGTCGAGGTGGGGGAAGACGCGGGCGAGTTCGTTGTCGGACAGGCCGAGCAGGTCCTCGACCAGTTGCCCGCCGGGGCGGGCGCGGGCGAGCAGGGCGTCGAGGTCGCGGCGGTCTGCCTCGGCCTCTACCCGTGCGCGGGCCCGCTTGTCGAGCAGGGTTGAGCGCATGGCGGCGGCGAGCTGGTCGTCGCTCATCTCGCGCGGCGTCTGCTCGTCGCCGGACCATAGGCGGGCGGCCTCGACCTGCTCGGCTGTCGCCTCGCGGCGCCGTTCGGGGAGGTTCGAGGCTCCGGGCTGCTCGCGGTGGCGCAACCGGCGTAGGTCGGGGTGCGCGGCGAGGTGGCCGCGCATGGCGCCTTGCCACTGGCGCACCTTGCCAGCCGCGGCCCGCTTCGCTTCGAGGGTGACGGCGGCGGCCTCACGTCGCTTGTACTGCCTGATGTGCCGCTCGATGGCGCGCTGTCGTTGTCCGGCCTCGTAGCCGGCGGGGTCGCTGATGGCCTGCTCGGTGCGCGTGAGACCTGGCGTGTAGGCGCTCACGCTGTGCCGGCAGTTGGGGTGCTGCAACCCTGCGAGGCGGGCCTCGTCGAGGGTGCCTGCCACACGAACGGGGATCATGCGGCCGTCATCGATGGCGTGCTCAACCTCGACCGTGCGCTCGCCGATCGGGCCGGCGAGGGCCAACACGCGGCTCTCCCAGCGGCGACACAGCGGGCACTCACGCGGGGCGTCGGACACGATGACCAGCTCGATACCGGCCTCGGACAGGGTCCGCATGTGCGCCTCGGTCGCGGCGCGGCCAACGGACGTACGAACGGCCATCTCGGCATAGCTGGTCAACTGCCAACGGCGGCCGGCCTTGTCGACGAACGCCCGTATCCCGCGGTCCGCAAACCGGCGCATCGCATCCTGTGTGGCCTGCCGACGGGTGCCGGTGCCGAGCAGAGGCGTTGCGGTGACCTCGGCGACGATGGCGCGGAAACCGTCGACGACGGCCCGCAGAATCGAGCGGTGCGTCGAGGTGACCACATCGACCGTTTCCTGTGCGAGGCGGTCGACTGCGGCGGCGTTCGGGGTGATGTCGTCGACCAGGGCGCGCGCGTCGTCGGACAGGGCGCCCAACTCCGCGACGGCGGCGCGGTGTCCGACGTTGTACGACTCGGCGACCACGTCGAATACTTCCAGCGTCACGGCCTTGCCCAGCTCATCGACCACGGACTGTGAGGCGCGGCGTAGCTGCTGGACGGCGGCGAGCTTCCGCTCGGCCCATCCCGGGGCGTCGAGGCCGTCGGCGAGCTGGCGGGCGATGATGCCCAACAGCCGGGTCTCGGCGTCGGCGTACAGGTCGCGAGTGCCGGCCGCGAGGTCTTCGACCATGCCCGGATGAATCGGCACGCGACCTCCCATATGGCGTTCGTCACAGTGGGACTTGCCGAGGACTGCCGAGGACTTCCGAGAACTTCCGAGAACTGCCGAGGACATTCGAGGACAGTCGAGGAAACGCGAGGACAGTCGAGGAAACGCAAGGAGAGTCGAGGAAACGCGCGCCGGATTCCCGTCATTTAAGGGATAGAGAACCTGGGGGGAGCGTGTACCGGGAGCCACAACTGCCCATGGACCACATATGCTTGGGACTGGTTTTCCACGTGACCCCTCGCGTGCTTCACCTTTAACCGGTGAGGGCCCGGAACTCCAGGGCACTTTGGGGTCACAGGGAGGCCACTCGATGGAGCACTGCGAGGCATGCGGTCAGCAACTCGGGACGCGGGAGCCGGAACAAGGGCTGCTGCTGATCGACTGGCTGCTAGTCATCAGGTTCATCATCGAATGGCTGTTGCAGCAGGGCTAGCGCAAGCTGCCCTGGCGTGACCCCGGACGTACGGCACGGACTCAGTAGTGAGCCCGGCCGATGCTTAGACGGCCGGGCTCACTAGCTGCACGCCACGGCAAGGGCCTGACTCTCCGGGGGCAACCGGGGAGCGGGCCCTTCGCTGTGTCAATACACAACACGACATGGCACATGGCGTTTCACTTGCAACAGTACCCTTGGAAGGGTCACCTACCAAAGATTGGAATGGTCACCTTCCAAAGTCATCCGCATCGAAGCGGGGACGGTCGGCCCCAGTGTTACAAGGGAAAGGCCCCTACGGGATCGGGCGCAGCTGCGCCGGTCTCGGCGAGGATCGCGGCTACCTCGGCCTTTACCGCGGTGTCGTCCCAATCCGGGTGCAGGACCTTGACCTTTGTCGCGGTCGACACAGCGCCGGCGCGGTTGAGTAGGTCGAGCGTGGTCGCCGTCGTCTGCTCGGATTCCGCGACGCCGTCGCCGAACTCCACGAGCGGGCGGGCGGGCGTGATCCTTCTGCCGAATTGCACGGCGTCGACTTGCAGCATGACGTGCAGCATGTCGGCGAGCGGGTGCCGGACGTAGCCGGTCTTCTTCTTCCGGGTGACCATGCTGCGTTGGGTTTTGCTGTCGACCTCGGTCGCGGTGACGGGCTGTCCGTCGCCGTCGAGGCCGAACGACTGCGGGCTGTATCCGGCGGCCTGCGCTGCCTGGCGCATGAGCGCTTCGGCCGTGGCGCGGTGCTCCTCGACTCGGATGTCGAACTGATTCAGCGTGATTCCGCTGCCTTCGTTCGGCGGCATCTTGAGGGAGTGCCAGACCTCGCGGTCGTCGTCGAACGATGCCCCGTTGCCTGGGCCGTGGTCGCGTAGGTACCCGTCCGGGACGATCAGCCTCGCGCGGGCGAGTCGGATGTCGCGCATCCAACTCGTCCACGTGGTGTCGAGGGCGTCGAACAGGTCGTATACGCCGGCGTAGTCGCTGCGCCCGAGGGGGCTCCCACGGTGCAGCCTGTTCGGGAGCATGTTGGGCACATAGGCGGCCGTGAGGTCGCGAATGCCGGTCGGGACGCTGACGCCGTCCTCGCCGAGGGAGTCGACCAGCTCGGCAGTCTCGGGGTGCTCGGTGAGCGGGACGGTGCGGCCGATGCTGTCGCGCGTGCCCTGGTAGAGGGCGTGCAGGATGCGGCCGGACTCGTGTCGCTCGATGTGGCGCCACACGAGTGCCTCGGTCGAGCCGGGCAGTTCACGCCAGAAGGTGACGGCGCGCAGCATGCCGAATCGGAACTCTGGGATAGCTCCGTCGGGCTGGCACACGGTGAGTAGCGGCCGGTCGGTCAACTCCCGATCCCACGTCACACGCAGGAACACACCGGACAGGGCCGCGGCCTGCTCGGCGGCTGACAAAAGGGTCTGCTGCACGCGTCCTTCGTCAAGCAGCAGCTCTAGCCGCTCTTGCGTTGGCTTGTCATCGACCTTGATCGCCGGCATGTCCGCGAACAGCAGGTCGGCGCTGGTCGACGCGATATCGCCGGCCAGGGGCACGTGTAGCCGGTGCTCGGGCCGTCCGGGTGCCTTGTCGACGTTGCGCCCCCACAGCCGGCGCCGTTCGCTCGACCGCGGGTGGTGGCCGTAGACGCGCGCGAGGCGCTTCCGGTCGCCGCTGTACCACGCGTCGTCGACGCGCATTTCGGCGTAGTGCGGGGCCCACTGCGGGGGTGGCCACGCTGCGCCGTTCTCAGGGAGTGCCATCGTCGCCCCCTTCCTGCGCGGTGGCCTCGCACGCCTCGGCGGCGCGGCGGAACAGGTCGGCGAGCTTCGGGCGCACCTGCTCGCCGGGGGCGAGGTCGAGGGCGCCTACCTCGACGGTGTGTTCGCCGACGGTGAGGTGTACGGGCAGGGTGAGCGTGGGCGCGGTCATGCGGCGGCGGCCTCCTTCGCTGGTGCGGTGAGCAGGTGGCGCCACTCGTGCGCGGTGCTGTGGACGACGTAGCGGGTTGCGTCTGCGCTGTGGTCGTCGACCTTGAGCGGGGCATCTTCGCCGCGCTCGGTGGCCTTGGGGTCCCAGCTGTAACCGGGCAGTTCGTCGAGCAGGCCGGCGCACGATGCGTGTACGAGCAGCCGACCTGCTTCGAGCAGGGCGGCCACGGATCGGATGCCGTCGACAACGTCGTTCGTGGCGCGGGCGAGGCCGGGGTGTCCGTCCTGCCACATCTGCGTGGAGAAGGAGGCGGCGCTCGGGTCTATGAACGTCCACTCGGGCGTGATGCCGAGGGTGTCGAGCCACTTCCGTACGGCGCGGCTGTATTGGGCGTCGGTCATGCTGCGGTGCGTGGTGCGGGAGTCGTGGCGCCACTCGGCGCACACGTACAGGCGGTCGTCGACTCCCTCGCCGAGCAGGACGGCCGAGAACGGGTTCGTGGTGCCGTAGTCGATGCCGCACCAGTGGCGCCGCATCGCGGGTAGTTCGGTGACGACGTGCCGGGACTCGTCCCACATGTCGTAGATGGCGCCCTCGGCGACGCACCATGCGCCGTCGATCATGCGCCGGCGCCACAGTCCGACGTACTCGGCGGTGAGGTCGGCGACGTACTCGGCCGAAAGGCTCGGGTTGTCGGCAAGCTTGAAATGCCAGGCCCGAAGGTTTAGTTCGTGGGCGCGGTCGAGGTATCCGACCTTCAGCCAGTGGCGCGGCGAGTCGGGGTTCGTGGTCGCGTACAGGCGGGCGCCCGGTACGGACAGGCGGGCGAGTAGCTGGGTCCAAAATCCCTCGGGTATGAGGGTGGCCTCGTCGACGTACGCGAGTTGCGCCGTCAAACCTCGTAGGCGGCCCTCGGCGCGGGTGTCTGCGGCGCCGACCAGATGGACGGTGCGGCCGAGGATTGTCGCCGTGGTGGCGCCCCGGGTGTGGTGCACGTGTTTGGCCAACGGGCCGAACAGGGCGGCGTCTTGCAGGGGTTCGAAGACGTTCCGCTCGATCGTCTGCAAGCTGCGGCCACAGATGATGATCAGGCCGGATGGTCCGGCCGTGGCGACGGCGATCACGAACGCGAGCAGGCTCGCAATCGTCTTCCCGCTGCGCACGCTGCCGTGCCAGAGGTTGATACGGGCCGTGGCGCGGCCGATGCTGCGCAGCTGCTTACGGGAGAGGGGCAACGCGTCGAGGTCGAGCACGCGTCACCCCCCGTCGGCGCCTCCGTCGTCGGAGTCGTCGCCGGCCGCGAAAGTCAACGCCTCGCCGAGTGCTCCGAGCATCGAACGCACCTGCTCTGCGCCCTCTCCGACGGCTGCGGGGGCGAGCTTGAGCGACTTCTCAATCGCGGTTCCTGTGGCGGCGAGGATCTGGCGTTGATCGCCGAACGTCGGGCGGTCGAGTCGGGTGTCATTCCAGACGTTTTCCTTGCCACCGAACGCGCCGATCGTGCACGGCTGCCACAACTGCGCCCGTAGGCGCTCGGCGTCGTCGTGCAGCTGCTCGGCGAGCTGGGCGCGGCGGGCCGCGAGGTCTGCGCGGCGTACCTCGGTGGCGACGGCGACCTCGGCGGCGCGGTCGAACGTGAGCGGGGGCTCGAACGCTGCGGCGATCTTCGACACGGTCGACGGGCTGCGCCGGATCTCGCGGGCGATCTCATTGCGGAACTTGCCCGAGGCGTGCAGCCGCTTGACCGCGGCGCGGTCATTGTCGTCAACAGGGCGGACCATGTCTCACCTCCATCACGGAACCGCGCTGCACTGAACCCGGGTGCTCGCAGACCTCAGGATGGTGTGGTGGAAGTTGCCGAGTTGGTTTTGAAATACGTTGAAGCCTTGGCGTGGCCGATAGTTGTGGTCAGCGTGGTGTGGGGTCTGCGAGATCACATTCAGGGCGCCTTCACTCGCATGACGCGTCTCGAAACGCCAGCGGGGACAATCGAGTTCGCGACAGCGGCCCGCGAAGTACGCAGCGATGCCGAAGAGCTGGGGGCGGCCTCGGATGGGGGCGAATCTGCCGACGAACCAGAAGAAGAGGCAGTGCCACGGTTCGGAGCCTTCCAAGAAGCTTGGGACGTGGCTGATGCGTCTCCGATCGGAGCGCTCGTGTCTGCATGGCTCCTGCTGGAGTCGATCTCCAGCCAGGCAATCGATGAGCGTGGTGGGCCGCCTGCTGAGTGGGGCTCGCGACCGCCAACGATTCCAAGGGTCATTGAGGCGCTGGCCAAGTTTGGGCTCTCAGCGCGTGCGGTTTCGGTGTTTCACGATCTGCGCCAACTTCGCAATCAAGCGATACACGGCAAGGACGTGGTGACGCCCCAAGCTGCCAAAGACTTTGTTGAAAGCGCTCGGTATGTCGCACGCGAGGTGTTCATGCTGCCTCCGCTGATGCCGTAAGCGGAGCGAACGCTCCATGTCAGACGGGGGCGTTCGGACTGGGTGAGGCCCTCGGCATTGCCGCCCCCTGAGGGCGACGCTAGTCAAAGCTCGATGACACGCGCTCAACTTTCGGTGGCACAGGACAACCTCCCCCGGGGTCGCCAGGCTTCCAGTGTGACGCTAGTTTCGAACACATGACCGAATGGCGCGATGCGGACCAGGCTCCACTACCGATCCCGGACAAGGTGCCGGGCCTGATCGAGACGATGACCAACCGCACGGGCCTCGTGCTCCACCTGCAATGGGACGGTGAGCGCGAGACGGTCGAGATTCTGGAAGCCCGCGACTTGCCGGACGGTCGCCGCGCGCTACTCGTCATCGTGAGAGTGCGACGTCCGGGCATGCGCCGGGTGTGGGTCTTCTGGGATCCAGGGCGGATGAGCCTCGCGAACTTCTGGAGGAACGCACGCGCGGCGGCCGAGGCGGAGCCGCGCGAGGGGGACGCGGTGGCGGCGGGCCTCGACATGACCGACTGCTTCCGTGACGACTTCACGACCTACGCGCCACCCCGTGACGTCGAGGTGCACATCGCGGGCCGTTGGTGGCCGGGGAGGCTCCGGTGTCGCTTCAACGGGCCCACCGAGGACCGCGCCGTCGTAAAGGTCAACGTGTCGCTCTGGGAACCGGAGTGGGGAGCCGCAGTCGAGTACGAGCGGATGTATCGATGGGATCCGGCTGCCATCCGCATGTGAAACGCCCCGCCGCTGGGGGGTAGCGACGGGGCGTTCGAGGGGCGTCCATTTCCGGGCACGCCGAAGACGGGTCCAACTTTAGGTCACGGAAAGGTCACGGCGCAAGTTGTGATCACGCGCGGGCGGGGGACTGTGCGTCCGGACGCGCAGCCGTCGCCTCTCGTCAGATTGGCGACCCTGGTGTCGGCGCAGCCCGCGGGTTCGTCTTCCGAACGACAACCTCCGAACGTTAGCAGGTCTCCTCTTGCGCGCAAAAACCACTTCTGCGCGGAGAGCGCTGCGGCTGAAACCGTGCGACCTTACCGCCTGGGCGTCGGCCGGCTCCTGTGACCGTAACCATTACTTGAAAGGTGGCTCTGTGCCTCAACTGAACTCCTCGGCGGTCCACGCTCAGCAGTCGGGCCGACAGCAGGGACGTTGGCCTCACCCGTGGCTGATCGTGATCGTGATTGTGGTCGTCTCAGCTGCGCCGTGGCTTAACTCCCAACTTCTCGCGGCTCTGCTAGCGGTGTTGGGTGGAACGCTTCCGGTCGTCCTGGCCGCCCAGCTCCGCCCCCTCCGTAGTTAGTCCGCCTGCTCTGGTGAATCTGCGCCCCGCTCGCGGGACGGGCGGGGCGCGGTGGCTGCTGCTGGCGCGTCGGCTACGGCCGGTCGGCCGGTCGGTCGGTCTGCTGCCGGTGCGGGGGCCGGGTCGGCTGCTGCTGCCGACGGGCGTCATCAGGGCCGGTCTGCCTGCTGCTGGGCGTCCACATGGGGCCGTCGTGCGTGACCCGCGGGAGGGATGGCGGGCCGGGGACGGGCGGTGCCTCGACGAACTTGTATGCCTTGAGCGTCGGCGCGGCGCCGACGGGTACCGACTGGTGGTGCCATGCGGTTCGGTACATGTCGGCCACGATGCCGACGGCCGTTCGCATGGCGGTCGTCAGGTCGTCGCCGGTCTGCATGAGGACGGCGAGGTCTCGGGCGAACTGCTCGTCGAGGCGGACGTTCGGTCGGGTGCCGGCAATGGGCTGGGCTCGGCGCTGGGTACGCTGCGGGGTAGCCATCGTGTTGGGTCGCTCCTTCTTCGGTGGTGAGGGCCCGCCCATACGGTTTGTGAGGAACCGGGCGGGCCCGCTGTATGTGCGGGGCTACGGGGTGGCGAGGCGCTGTTTTTCCTCGCGGATGAACTGAGTGATCCGGCTCGCGGTGTATCCGGTCTCGGCGGCGATCTGGTCGGGGCTCATGCCCTTCACACGGGCGGCGAGAGCAATCCGGCCCATGGCGGCCTGCACGGCTGCGGCGGCCATGCGTACGGCTCGAACGTCGTCGAGGTGGAAGTCTTCGGCGAGGTTGTCGAGGAACTGGTCGAGGGCGCCGGGGTCATCGCTGGCGCGGGCCGCGTCGTACTCGTTGGTGAGGCCGTGCACCTGCTCGTAGGGGGCGAGGTCGTACGGGTTGGTGTCGCCCTGGGCGGCACGGTGCGAGGCTCGCTCGCGCTCGTAGCGGTTGAACAGGCCGAGCATGTCGGCGACCAGGCGACCACTGGCCGTGTCGGGCGGCGGCTGCTCGCTGGGGGTCTGCTCGTTGCTCATCTACGTTGCTCCTGTCGGGGCGGGGCCCGCCCTCGGTCGAGGGCGGGCCGGTCGGGACGGGTCAGAACGGGGGCTCGCCGTCGAGGGCGGCGACCGCGGCGGACGCGTCGAGGGCGCGGTCGTAGCCAGCGGAGATCACGGCGGCGCGGCGGGCGCGGTCAAGCGGGGTGGGGCGCGGGCGTGGCCGGCACGCGTCGTGCCACTGGGTACCGGTGGGGATCTGGTACCCGCACCCCTCGCAGCGTGCGGCGAGCTGGGCCTCGCGGTGGGAGTGGGGACCGTGCTCGCACGGTACGACCGCAACAGCCTTGCTGCCCGTGTAGCGCAGCACGCCGGCGCGGTCCAGGGCCTCGCGGTAACCGAGACCACACATGATCAGACCTTGCCACTCGCCACGGATTACGACGCGGTGCGTTACGGCCCACATCTGCACGGGCGGGAGCGCGAGGGGCTGGGGCTGCTCGGGGGCGAACAGCGCGGGGTACTCGCGGGCGAGGTAGGCGTCGACGGACGCGCGGGTGACCTCGGGCGGGCAATTGGGCACAACGGCCGGGGACTCGACCTCGGCGGCGGCCGGCTCGGCGGCGCGGTCATCGAACAGGGCGCCCTGTTCCGCGGGCAGCTCGACGGCGAACAGAGCGTCGTCGGCCTGCTGACCGATCCACTCGCCCCGCCACGTGCCGGCGTCGGCCTCCGTGGCAAGCTGCGCGGCGTACAGCGCTTCGTCGTCCTCGACGGGGGCGAGCTGCTGCTCGGCGAGGGCGAACCCCTGCTCGCCGGCGATCTTCTCGGCGGCCTCGATGCTGGCGATGTACCGGCCGTCGTCGAGGGTGCGCGGGTCGCCCTCGATGGTGTGCAGCTCGCCGTATTCGGCGGTGATGGCGGCCGGCCACGCGCTACGGAGGAAACCGACAACGCCCTCGTGCTCGACGACGAGAATGTCGCCGTCCCGAATGTCGTCGCGGCACTGCGTCGCGTTGTACGCGCTGCCGGTGCTGTCGAACCGGTGGACCATGGCGGACGGGGAGTGTCCGGCGCGCTTGATCCACAGGCGGGCGGCCTCGATCTGGGCGCGGGTGTAGGCGCCGCGGATGCTGAGGATGTGCTCGGCAAAGCGGCTGATGACGTGCAGTACGCGCGTGCTGGTCGGCTCGATGACCAGTGTTCGGCCGCGTCCGCGGCGGGCGTCGTCGAGGGCGTCGCGGGTCTCGTCGTCGCTGATGAACTGGTCGGTGAGGTAGTCGGCGAGGGCGCCGGGAATTGTGACGGTGGCCATGGGGTCGCTCCCTTGGTCGCTGGTGTGGGTGCCGGGTGAGGGCCGGCGGTCCTGTCGGGGTGAGGACCCGTCAGGAATGCCCACAGTAGGCGTTGCAGCAATGGTTACAGCAATAGTTGCAGCAAGTGTTACGGAGTCGTGATCGGGCACGGCTACGCCCCCGGGGCCGAGCGCTCCCCGGGGGCGTGTACGGCCGTGTGTCGGCCTCAAGTGGCCACGGTGCGCCCGGAGTTGATCGCAACCCACAATGCGACCAGATCGGCGCCTCGCCATGTCCTACGGCCCCGTTCGGTGTCCACGGGTGCGGGGCACACGGGCCCGGTCGAGCAGGTCGCCGCGGCGGCCCGCGGGTCGCCTCCGCCGTTGTGCACGGTGATCGTTCCGCCCTTGCAGAACGGGCACCGGTCGTCGAGTGTGAGCGTCCGACCCTCGCGGCCGAGCGCCCCCTCGACGCGGCGGCGCGCGGCGCGGGCTACGGCAACGATCTGGTCGAGCAGGGTCGCGGGTGTGATCCGGAACAGTTCGCCGTCGGGCTCGGAGAGAGAGCGGCCGGCGAGGTAGACGCACGCCCAATGCAGCCCGTGCGCGCGGGAACCGATGCGGTCGGCGTCGTGCCTCCACTCCGCGGCCCGCACGGTGGGCAGGCTCCACAGCCGGGCGTCGGTGCGGTCGACGGTGCGCTGTACGCGCTCGGCGACGGCGTCGCACATGTCGAACACGTCGCGCTCGACGTCGAGGGCGGCGTCGAGGGCGCGCAGATTCGCCGGCGCCGGGTGCTCGCGCACGACCAGGGGCAGACGGCCGACGGTCGGCTCGTCGCCGGCGCGGTCCTCCGCGGCGAGCTGGTCGAGGAATCCGCGGCGCTCGTACGGCATCCATGCGGCTGGGCGCGGCGGCTCGGATACGGCGGCGAGCAGGTCGCCCCACTGCTCGCGCACGGCGGCGAGGTCGTCGGCGGCCTGGACGCGGGGAACGTAGCTGACGGCGTCGGTGCGGATGGCGGGCTCGGGAGTGTTCATGGGCTGCTGCTCCAGGGAGAGAGGCGCCCCGCGGTCGAGGCGGCGCGCCATGTGGCAGGTGGGCTACTGCTGGTGGATGCGAGGGCAACAAGACCTGGCGCGTTGGCGATACAGGGCGTCGGTAAGGCGTCCGTAGGCGAGGCGGGTGCGCGGAATCCTCGGACCGAGGGCGCGCAACGCGTGGTTTATGGAGCGGTTGGGCTCGCGGTCTGGGCTTCGTATCGCTGCGCGGCGAGGATCCTCTGTCCGGCCTCGACGGCGGGCAACTCGGCGGCCATGGCGGCGCGGTCGGCGCGGCGGTCCCGGCGCGCGGCGAACCATGCCGTCCGGTACCGGCCGGCCTTGTGGTCGGCGTAGAGGGCGTGCCGCTGCCATCTGTCGCCGCGGCGGCGCTCGATGGCGAGGGCTATGTCGTGGTCCCGCTGTTGCTCGGCGAGGCGGGCCTCGGTCGAGTCGGAGCGGTCGAGGATGCGGGCGTGGATGCGGGCGGCGGTCGGTGACAGGCCGTCGTGTTCGGCGACGGCGGCGAGGGCGTCGCCGAGGGACTGGGCGTTGCGGATGCGGGCGAGGGAGGCGAGTAGCTGGTCGACGCGGTCGCACGCCCCACGATGCTGCCGGCGGGCCTCGGCGAGGGCCTGCTCAACGGGGGCGAGCTGCTGCTCGGCACGCTCGGCGTGCTGCTCGGCCTCGACGATCGCGGCATCGGCGGCGGCCCGATGCCGTTCGAGGGCCTGCGTAGTGCCCGCCATGGCGCGGCGGTTCTCGTCGGCGAGGCGCTGTTCTTCGCGTACGTGCTCGGCGAGTAGGGCGCCCTCGGCCGGGGACAGTACGCCCCGCCGCAAGCGGGCGAGCAGGACGTCGGCGACGGCCCGCCGGTCGGCGCGGTCGCGGTTGCGGCCCTTGGGGGCGCGCTGCTGGGGTCGAGGGCTCATGCGGGCGGCTGCTCCTGGTCGTCGTTGTGCGGGTGGTGGACGCGGCCGGGCTCGCCGGAAAGTCCCCACACGATCAGGCGGATTCCGGCGGCGAGCAGGACGACGGCGACGGCAAGGTTCGCCACTACGGCGGCGGCCGGGGTCACGGCTCGACCTGCTCGTTCGCTGCGCCCTCGGCGAGGGCCTGCTCGTCGGCGAGGCGGTCGGCGTACGTCCGGATGGTGCGGCGGGCGTTGCTGTATCCGGTGAGCAGGCCGCGAGTTGAGCGGTTGAGTCCCCACCTGCTCTGTGTGCCGTTGTGCTCGGCCTCGACCAGGGCGGCGAGTTGGCGGGCGTGGGCGGTAAGCAGGATGCGTGCGGCGGCGAGGGCCTGCGCGGGGGTGCGCGTCGCGGTGGTGTCGAGCAGGACGTCGCGGAGTGCAGCGAGCACCTGGTCGCGGTCGTCCTGGTTGAAGTCGAGGGCGGCGCGCACGTCGTCGGTTGTGAGCGGGGCGGGTGTCTCCGCGGCGGCCTGGTGCTCGTCGTCGGTGCTGGCCATGCTGCCGAGCAGGGCGTCGAGGGAGGCGGGGCGCTGCGCCTTGCTCACGCTGCGAGCGAGCGCGGGGGCGGCCTCGGCGCCGGCATCGAGCAGGGCGCGCGAGGGCGACGTCGGGGCGTCGTGCACGGGGCAGGGTCGGCCGGTGGCGAGGGCGGTCTCGCAACGGCCGGCCGGGCTGTCGAGGCCGTCGGCGATCTGCCGCAGCACGGACGCGGCGACGGGGCGCGGGAGGTTGCACGACACCTCCGCGGGTCCCTCGTTCGGAACGGCCACGATCAGGCGGTGCGTGTCGAGCGACGCGACGGCGACGGCGTCGGGGATGCGGGTCATGGTGGGTCGCTCCTGTGTCAGTGGTGGGCGGTACTCGCGTGCGCGCCTGCGCGTGGGCGGGCCCGCGACCGGTCGCGGCGAGGCGTTAGAACGGAGGCTCGTCGCCGTAGCTTTGGGTGCGCTGCTGCTGGTTCCACGGGTCGCCCTGGGTGGCTCCGTAGCCCTGCTGCGGGGCCTGCTGGCCGTATCCCTGGGCGCGCTGCTGCTGGCCGTTCTGGGCGCTGCTCTTGGCAACGGCGGCGGTCGCGTTGCGAAGGGACGGGGCGACGTCCTCGGCCTGAATCTCGTACGACGACTTGCGTTCGCCGTCCTTCTCGTACTGGCGCTGTCCGAGGCGGCCGACGACGATCACGCGGTCGCCGCGCTTGATGGACTCGGCGACGTTCTCGGCCTGCTGGCGCCACACGCTGACGGACAGAAACAGGGTGTCGCCGTCCTTCCACTCGTTCGTGGTGCGGTCGAACGTGCGGGGCGTCGAGGCGACGCGGAAGTTCGCCACGGCGGCGCCACTGGGGGTGAATCGCAACTCGGGGTCGGCAACGACGTTGCCAACAAGGGTGATCGGGGTCTCTCCGGCCATTAGGCGGCTGTCCTCTCTCGGTGGGCGGGGAGCGTGACGACGGGGGCGAGCTGCTGCTCGGAGTCGCTGCGGGATCGGTCGCGGGCGCACGCGCGGCACTTGCGCATTCCGTGCGGGTGCGACGGGGGAAAGCTGACGTGCACGACGTCGGGGTCGGTGAGGTCGTGGCCGTTGACGCATCGGGTGCGGCGGGCGTTGACGGCCGACGGGCCGGTCGAGCGCAGAACGTTGGTGCGGTGGTCGACGGGGTCGAGGTGGTCGGCGGCGACACATCGGCGGACGCTGCACAGGTGGTCGAGGTCGAGGCCGTCGGGGACGGGTCCGCGGGTCTGCTCGAACGCCCATCGGTGGGCGGTGACGTACCGGCCGTCGACCCAGAAGCGGCCGTAACCGTCGCGGTCGAGGGCGGTCTCGGGCCACAGGACGCACGGGGTGTCGAGGGTGGCGGGGACAGATCCGGGGGTCGTCTTGCTGGCGAACCGTTCGGCCGGGGCGAGGCGGGGGGCCATCGGGGACGTACCTCCGGGGATGTGCGGCGGCCTACTGGATGTGCTGTCGAGACAGAAAGACTTTCTGTCGAGACAGCAAGTTAGCAGACAAGGGGGCGCCTTGTTGTGGGGCGTGCGCCCCCTGGTTCCTGCGGGTCAGGCGGCCTGGTGCTCGGCCTGGTCGAGCGGGGCGAGCGTCCACCCGTGGTCGTGTAGCTCGGCGACGATCCGGGCGGCTAGGGCGTTCGGCTGCTCGATGTGGTCGCGTTGGGCGTCCTCGACGGCGGCCCGGACGACGGCGAGGGCGGCCGGTGTCATCGCTGCGCGCCGGTGATGTGCCGGGCGCGCTGCCGGTTCTCGGGCCGGACGATCGCGGGCGGCGACATGAGGGCGCGGGCGTCGCGGTGGGCCTCGACGGCGAGGCGCCGGCGGCGGGCGTCCTGCTCGGCCTGCTCGCGTGCGGCCTGTTCGGCGGTGGCGAGTTGCTGCTCGGCGCGGGCCTCCATCCGTGCCAGCCACGAGCGGTGACGGTCGGCGGCGTCGGGCTGGTAGTCATCGGGGGTCCGCGGGTGCCCGGCGGTGGCGAGCTGCTGCTCGGCGGCGCGTTCGGCGAGCAGGGCGGCGCCGTTCTTCTCGTCGACGAGGCGCCACCGGTCCCACCCGGCATGTTCCTGGAAGATCACATACGCGCCCTTGGCGACCAGGCCGCGGAACGCCTTACGGGCCCGCTTCTTGTCCGACGTACGGATCACGACCGGGTCATCGGGGCGGTGGTCCCAACTGGCCTCGACGCGCCACAACGTGACGTTCTTCGTCCGATCGGTGGGCACGGCCTTACGGCGGTGCTGGCGGGCCTGCTTGGGGGTCGGGCTCATGCGTGGGCCTCCTGGCGGTTGTGGCGGGCGAGGTGTGCGGCGGTCGCGTCCTCGACGCGGCACGGGTGCGGCGTGCTCCGCGAGCGGTAACGGGTCTGCTCGTTGCGGGGGTTGACGGTGCGGCCACGGCACGGCTCGCCCTCCGGGGCGCTGCACCACGTGCACGGCACGGTGAGCGGGTCGGGAGCGTCGGCGCGGGCGAGGCGTTCGCGCTCGGCGCGCTGCGGCCGGTACCGGGCGAGGGCCTGCGCGACGGTGGGCGGCATGTACTCGCCGAGGGCGGCGAGGCGGCGCTCGACTTCGGCGGCGGCCGGGCCCGCGGTGATGGCGCGGTGCGTGGTCGGTGCCTGCTGTCCGGCAGCAATGGCGAGGCGTTCGGACCGTAGGGCGGTGACGTAGGCGTTCCCGAACTGGTCGTCGGGGTCGACCTCGGGGTGCGCGGTCGGCTCGAACGTGCCCACGTGCCGGCTCATCACGTCGGCCTTGTGGGTGTGCCACGGGCGGGAGATGTCCGACGGCTGGATGCGGTAGGGGTTGCGGGCGATGTAGTCGCGGGCGGTGCGGGCGGCGTCCCACCCGTGCGCGGTGGCGGGTACGTCGGAAAGCAGGTCGCACCACTGGGCGAGCCGTTCGGCGGCGGCGGCCTGGTCGTCGAGGGCGAGCCGGGGGTCGAGCTTGACGACGTAGGCGATCAGGGCGGCGACTTCGCGGGGGGTCACTGCTGGGCCTCCATGGCGGCGAGGGCGGCGGCGAGGTGGTCGGCGGACTGGGCGACGCGTCCGCGGGGCTGGGCGCGGTCGAGGGGGATCACGTTCGAGGCGGGGGCGGCGGCCGGGACGGTGCCGGGCGCGGGGGCGGGCGGTAGCGACTGCCACGCCCGCAGGAAGTACCGGGCGTGCGACACGCCCTTACGGTTGCGGGCGGCGGCCTGTACCGCCGCGGCGGCGAGCATGTCGAGGCCGGATCGCTTCGCCAGGGCGTCGACGAGGAACCACTCGGCCGGGGCGAGGTTCCACGCGACCAGGACACCGGCGGCGGTGATCTGATCGACCAGGGAGCGGGCGAACTCCGGGATCACTGCGACCGCGTCGCGCCCGCGCTCGCTCCCTCCTTCACTCAATCCCTCTATGGGTGGGTGATGGGGGCCGGATTCCGGCCCCCAAAGGGGCCGAGATTCGGCCCGGTAAGGGAACTGCGGGGTATCGACGGGGGGACCGGACTTCGGCCCGGTAAGGGGGCCGAGATCCGGCCCGGTAGCAGGGAGGGGGCCGGATTCCGGCCCGGGGTTCGTCTGGGCTGTGGGGCCGGATTCCGGCCCGGTAGCGCGGGCTGTGCGGACGTACCCGACGGCTCCGGGGATCTTGTACTTCGTCGCGCGGCTGCCCTGGGCGGGCTCGTCCTCGATCAGTTCGCCACTGGCGAGGGCGGTGTCGACGGCGGCCCGCGTGGTCGAGCGTGACGCGGCGAGCCGGCGCATGAACTCGGCCGTACCCATGCGGGCGGTGGCCTCGGGCCCGGTCGTGGCATCGGCGACGGCGAGCAGGACCAGGCGGGCGTTCCCGCGCGACTTCGCACGGGTCCACACCCAATCCATGGCGTCGAGGGTCACGGGGTGTCGCTCCTGTCGGGGTGGGCGCCCGGGGCGAGGGCGCGGTCGTCTCCTCGCCCCGGGGCCGGTCACGGGGTCTTGCGGCGGTGGGTGCGGGCCGGTTGGTGCTCGTCGCACTTCCAGCCGCACGGGTAGAACCGGGCAGGCTGGGCGTGGCATCGGGGGCGGCCGTGCTCGCACGACGGCGGCGGCGGCTTGTCTTCGTCCCACCGGGCGGTCACTGTTCGGCCTTGGCGGGTCCGTCCTCGGCGGGCGCGGCCTCGATGGCGAGGGGCGCGTCGACGTCGAGGGCTCCGGCCTCGACGGCGTCGGCGACTAGGGCGCGCCCGTCGAGCGGCTGACGCTTCGAGGGGCGGGTGAACGTCCACCGGTAGTAGCGGCTGCGGGTCGGCCGGATCATTACGCCCGGCACGTCGTGCACCTCGCCCGACTCGGGGTCGGCGAACTGGGGGGTACCGGCGGCGTTGACGGCGGCGAGGACGGTCGAGGCGAACGTCTGGTCGACGACGGTCTCGGTGCGGGCCGGAATGATTCGGAAGTCCCAGTGTTCCGGGTAGTGGTCGCGGACCCATGCGGCGAACGCCTCGCGGTCGGTGACCTGTGCCTCGGCCTCGCCCCCGACGCGGGTCACGTTGGCGAACTTCGTGTCGTCGTCGAGGGTGACGTCGGCTTTGGTGCTGCGGGTGGCCTTGTACTGCTGGTCGAGCAACTTCGCGGCCTCGCGGTTGACGTCCTCGTACAGTTCTTCGGCCTGGTCGAGGCGGGCCCGCATCGCCTGACGGCGGCGCAGTACGGAGGCGAGGTATGCCGGGTCGGGCGCCTTGGTCTTGGTCTCGACGGCGGTCACTGGGCACCCCCGGCGGCCTCGATCTTGGTGCGGAACTGGTCGAGCTGGGCGGCGGTCGCCTGCTCGACGGGCAGGCCGTAGACGCGCTCGAAATCGGCGTCGAGGGTGGCGAGGTTGGCGCGGCTCGCGGCGAGCCTGAGCCGGTTCTCGGCTTGGGTGGCGGCCTGTTCGGCGGTGGCTATGGCTCCCTCGGCGGCGACTGCGTCGGAAACCGAGTGCGGGGCGGGTCCGGCCGGGGTGCCCTGCTCGTCGGTCGTCGGACGCTCCTCGCCCCCGCCGGCCCGCTGCTTGGCGCCCGGCTTGGTGGCGCCTATGTCGGCGAGGCGGGTGAGGTGGTCGGGGTGCGCGCCCCGGGCCTGTGCTGCGGCGTGCAGTTCGCGGACGGGGCCGACGGTTTCGGCGGCGTGCGCGTCGCGGAGTTCGGCGAGGCTGGTCATGTACTCCGCGGGGGCGCCGGCGGCCTCGGCGGTGGCGAGGATCTCGGCGAGTTGGTCGGCGTCGGCCGTCGCGGCGGCTTCGGTGAGGTAGTCGCGCGACGGCGCGGGCGGCACGGGTGGCGGGCCGTTCGGCGTCGATTGCACGACGGTCACGCCCTGCTGCATGGGCGGGGCGTCGGCGCGCTCGACGTCGACGGGATTACCTTCCTGGTCGACGACGGCGCCCAGTTCCTCGGGCGTGTAGATGGCGCCGTGCAGCACTTCGGGACACGCGATGCGCACGCTCTCGGCGATCGCACGGGCCCGCAGCATGGCGCGCGGGAACTTCTCCCACGGGGTGGGGTCGCCGTGCTTGTCGCGGGAGTACGGCCGGTTATCTCGCAGCGTGCACAGACCAGCGGTCACCGCGTCGTCGAGGGTCCACTCGATTGCGGTCTCGTCGTCGGGGTCGTCGTGGCGCATGATGCGCACCTCGCACCGGGTGCGCTCCGACTTGATCCGCACGCGGTGACCGGCCGAGCGGGCGCGGCCGAGCATCAAGTCGGCGGACTGGCACGGCTTGCCCTTGATGACATGAATGGTCGTGATCGTGGTCACGACGTCGAGGCCGAGGGCGCGGCCGTACTCCATCGCCCACAGGACCGACGCGGGCTGCTTGCGGTAGGCGTCCGGCAGTAGAGGCGTGTTGGCCAGAGACTCGCAGAACTGCCACGCCTCGTAGGGGGTCATGTGGGAGAGGGACAGGGCGCCCCCGCGCGCCGTGGCGACGGCTGTCGGGGCGTGGGCGGTGGGGAGGGGGGCAACGGTCACGGGCGGGCGTTCCTGTTCTGTGCGGTGCGGTGGCGTATGTGAGCGGCGAGGCGGGTCGTGCGGGTGGCGAACGTGATGGCCGCGTCGGGATCGAGCAGCGGGTCGAGGGCGACGGCGGACGGGCACTCGTCGACCAGGGCCTCGCGGGTGGCGTCGGCCTCGGCGGCGCGCATGGCGCGGCCGTTGTCGGTGGCGTCGTCGCTGCACATCGCGTAGTCGAGGGCGACGACGCGCGCGGCGTGGGCGGCGAGCAGACGGCCGACGGCGGCGGGGTCCTGGGCGTAGGCGAGGGCGAGTTCGTCGAGCAGCGGGTCGACGTGCTCGCCGAGCGGGAGACGGACGGCGCGCCCGTCGGCGCTGAGCTGGGGGCGGATCATCGGCGGGTCTCCGGCGCGGTGTCGAGGCCTAGGTCGGCCGGCGCGGTCGGCTCGTCGACGGCGAGGACACCGGTCCGGGCGTCGTACGTGCGGGCGTGGGACCAATCGGCGTCCGGGAACGCCCGGCTGAGCAGCCCGTAAGCGGCGCTGCGCTGCTCTCGGGTCGTGGCCTGTACGCCGGTTGCGGAGTAGAGGACGACCGCCCGGGTTTCGCGGCTGTGGTGCGTGGTCGGCACGGTGTGCACGCGGATGGTCCCGGCGGCTATCACGTTGAGCTGTCGCGCGATGACGGCGACGAACTGCGTACGGCGGCGGGCTGCGTGGGCGCCCTTGATGGCGAGCGGGGCCCGGGGAACCGGTCGGTCGGTACGCTGGGGGGTGTTCACGATTGGTGCCTCTCTGGGTGGCGGTCGTGGCGAGGGCCGTTCGGGGGCAATCCGGGCGGCCCTCTTGCGTTGTCAGGCGGCGGCGCGGTGCTCGGTGACTGGCGCCTGCTGGCGCTGCTTGCGTTCGAGGCGGCGCATGATCAGTTCGACCTCTGCGGGGAGCCGACCGGCGGCGCGGTCGCTATCGCGACGGGCGCGAGCTCGGTCGAGCACTGCGCGGGCCTCGGCGAATGCCTGCTCGCGGGTGACGACTCGGGGGCGGTCGTTCACGCGGCAACTCCGGCGGTCGTCTTGGTGATGAGCAGGCAGGACGCGGGTATGCCGTATTCGGCCTCGACGGCGGCGGCCAGGCGGACGCTCGGCGCGGTCTTGCCGGTCCACAGACGCCATGCGGTTGCGGGGGCAACCTTCAGGCGGGCCGCGAGGTCTGTGTAATGCCGGTCGCCCTTGCTGCTGGCAATTGCCTGCAAGTGGCCGCGGTCGTACATGGGAGCGCTCCTATCTGATCAGACAGATGATCTGCCGAGACAGAAAGTAGCAGCTATCTTTCAGGAGTGAAAGTTAGAACCTTGTGGTGCGGTCGAGACCAATGGTGCTTTTGTGTTGACACTGTGAAGGCGTCAGCGCAGAATCGTACGCACGTTCGATCAAGAAACCACAGGTCAACCACCCATTGCGCGATTGGGGGCACTGAAGTGGGCCGACTTGACATGTCTCGGGCTTCGCCTGTCAGGCGAGACAGCTACGCGCTACATTTCACCCATGAAAAAAAGCAAGCAGGCCGAGACGGCCCGCGCTGCTGACTTCGAGCAGTGGCTACACGACCAACTCACCGCCCGCGGCTACGACCTATCCGGCCCACGCAGCGGGGGAAAAACCAAGTTCTCCGAAAAGTCAGGCATCAGCCCCTCGACCGTAGGCCGCCTCCTCAGTGGGACCCGCGTGACGGACATGGACGTCCTCGCGCTACTCGCCGCAGCACTTGAGGTGCCCCTCGGCGAGGTCCTGGTGCGCAACGGAATCATCAGCGAGACGGAACTCATCGCCGTACAGAACCCGGCGACCGGACCGCGCACCCTGACACCCGAGCAGGCCGCCGACGAACTCGGAATCACCGACGAACCGCGCCGCTCCCTGTTCCTCTCAATGACCCACACCTTGCAACGACAACAACCCCCAGGCGAGGGGAACCTCGCTGGGCACTAGCCGCACGGAGGCACCGCAATGAACGGCCGCACGCTGTACGTCTTCACCGTCGCCGCGCTCGCGCTCGGCGTCACGATCGGCCTACTCGGTCTATTCGGGCCACTCGAAGGTGAAGGCGACGTGACGCGCGCCGGGATCCTGGTGTCTCTCGCGACGCTCCCCTCGCTCTGCTACTGGCAGACACAACGTGCCCACCAAGACATGACTGACCGAGTCGCCGACGCACACGAGACCGGCTACCGGTTAGCCCTTGAGCACGTAGCCCGCGGCCTGTTCAACCAGCACGCAGCACCGCCCGGTGGAGGCCAGCACAGCAACCGCGCCACCGACCGTCCCGCCGCCCAAGTCCGCCGGCTGCGACTCATCACAGACGACCCCGACGAACGGAACGTCGTATGACGACAGTTGAGTTACCAGCCACGTTCCACGGCTCGCCGACCGACGAGGACGGCGAGTCATGGCTCGGGTACATCCGAGTCTCGACGTGGAAAGAGGAGAAGATCAGCCCGGACTTGCAAGAAGCAGCGCTCAGGGGATGGGCCGCCCGCACCAAACGGCGCCTGCTCGAACCACTGATCCTCGACCTCGACGTCACCGGCCGGAATTTCAAGCGCAAGATCATGGGCGCCATCAGACGCGTGGAGCAGGGCGAGGCGAGGGGCATCGCGGTATGGAAGTACTCGCGATTTGGGCGCAGCCGCGACGGCGTTGCGGTCAACCTCAAACGCCTTGAGGACGCCGGCGGTCATCTCGAATCAGCGACTGAAGAGACTGACGCCCGCACCGCCACAGGCCGCCTACAGCGGGGCATCCTTTTTGAGTTCGCCGCCTACGAATCCGACGTACGAGGAGAACAGTGGAAGGAGACACACGACCACCGCCGCTACAAACTCAACCTGCCGGCCACAGGTCGGCCCCGCTTCGGCTACGTCTGGCACCCGCGCCGCCTTCCAGACGGCCGAGGCGGCTGGACAGTCCAAGAAGAGAGCTATGTAGCCAATCAGAACACTGGCCCCGTCATGGCCGACAACTACCGGCAGTACATCGGCGGCGACCCCTTCTACGGACTTGTTGCCGACCTCAACTCCAGCGGACACCGCACAGTCCGCGGCGGTCTGTGGTCAGAACAGACTCTCATCCGCTACATGGACTCCGGATTCTGCGCGTCGCTGCTCAGAGTCCACAACCCGGCGTGTCGCTGCGCACCGGAAGTACGCGGCAACTGCCAAAACGCCCTGTTCATTCCAGGGGCACAAGAGAACCTGATCGACGATGAATTGTGGCAGCAGTACCGCGAGCGACGCGAGGTCGTACGCGCCACCGCACCGCGCGCCCGTCGCGCGACCTACGCACTGACCGGCCTTCCACGCTGCGGCGGATGCAAGGGCACCACGCCTGCCAACGCGGCCGTGCGCAAGGTCGACGGCGAAGACCGCAGCATCCCTGGCTACTCCTATGCGTGCGGACGACGGGCCGTCACCGCCACGCACGGGTGCGAGGGCGTATGGATCAAACGCGAAGACGCGGAAAGAGAGGTGTTCAATTGGCTGGACAAGGAGGCAGCTTCAGGCATTGACGCCGCTCCCTCTACGCCCGTCCAGTCCTCGAAGGAGCAGGACCATCGCGCCACCGCGGCTCGCGAACGTGCCCGGCTACAGATGGAGTTGGACAAGTCCGATACAGCGCTCGTGACCCTTCGTACGCAGCGTGCCATGGACCCGGATGAGTTCGAGCCTGGCGAGTACGAGGCGGCCCGAGACCGCATCCGTAGCCAGCAGGTCACCACGCGAGCGGCACTCGAACGAGTCTCCGCAGTTGAGACCACGCCGCACCGCGCCGACTACGAATCGCTCGTCGTTGGCACCGTTGCGGAGTGGCCGACGCTGCTCGTGAGAGAGAAGAACGCTCTACTCAAGCAGCTCATTCGCCGCGTCGAGTTCGTCCGTGACGCCGAGGGCGTCGCGGTACGGGTGCATCCCGTGTGGGAGCCTGACCCCTGGGCCGAGGAGGAAGCGGCCAAGAAGAGTTAG